TACTATAGAAAATCACCCTGCTTCTATTTTCTGGGAAAATAGTTTACCTGGTATTAAAGTCACAAACATAACAATTAAAGATTGTATATTTGATTCGGTTGCCTTAGCAGTTCGATCAGATCAAATTGTTGTAGATCCAAGTGATCCTCCTATCTACGATACATATGTTAAGTTTGATAACTGCAAATTTTTTGTATGTGATTCCGCAATTGTAATCAATGGAATTTCAACACAAGGAAATAAATGGCAAGCTAACGATTGTACCTTTGAAGAAATTTCTCAGTTCGCATTCAAATCAAATTTTGGATACGGAACACAAATAAGAAGATCTCAATTTATCAACTGCGGAAACGTAACCAATACTGCCGCTGATCCTGTCCATAGTTTTGTATATTTTGGAGAATCGTTTGGTAACTCCGTTACCGACTGCTCAAGTAATAGACAACAATCGGGGGGCATTACTTCTTTAACAACTATCGATGCTGTTACAGAAGTATATAATGGAAGTTATGTATCCTTAACAAATTACAACTATGCTGAAATATTTTTATCAGATTCGTTTAGACCGTTAGCAGTCTTTTCAGCATTTAATAAGTACACCAATATTGATTACTGCTTGAAGTTAGGAGGCGGTTTGCAGTACACCAGATATGGAAGATTAACTATCGTAATTGGCGATGATCTCGCTGGTTCCGAAAGTGTGTCGGAAGTAGCAATAACTGATAGTTATCAATATTCCCCATCAACACCAACATCACCGGGAGGAGCCTTAATGACCAATTTTGAATTCTTTGCAGAATTAAAAGACAATGATGCTGATAGTGGTATAGAAACAATTCTGTTGTCATACCAAAATCCTCTATCTGGTGGTGCAACCGGATCAATTTCCTTTTCAATAAGTTACGGTGTTTGATCTCTGTCCAACGGATAGATTAATTGAATGGCGCAAGTTTAGAGATAGCATTGAAACCAATATTGAACCGTTAAATTCGGTAGCAGAACTTTGGTCTCATGCCCCATTCGTTAATCATTATCTAGATCCCCATAATCCTAAAAAATGGCCCGATCCATGGCGGTTAGTTATGGATGGGAAGTTTGATGATCTTGCGATTGTGTTAGGAATGCTGTACACTATTAAATTAACACAGCGGTTTATTAATACACATTGCGAGATACATATGTCTACATCGTCTAAAAAATTAGATAACAGATTTTATTTGATAGTAGACAACCTGCACGTATTGAACCTAGAACCTAGAAAATCTATAGATCTAAATAGCTTCGAAGCTACCACAGATATTATTTGGTCCGGTTCGTCGTTACAATAAATATCACACAAAAACATAGAGATATAAATGGAAATAACGGTAATAAAAAGAAATGGGGCGAAAGAACCTCTGACTATTGAAAAATGGCAAGCCCAAGTTGCAAAAGTGTGTAAAGGGATTGCAGACGTTAGTCAGTCAATGATTGAAATCAAAGCACAACCGCATTTTTACGACGGTATCACTACGCAAGAAATTGACGAAATAACTCTTAGAGCTATTGTAGATTTAATTGATATAGAATCTAATCCTGACATTGGTCATGTAAATTATCAATATGTTGCAGGCAAACAACGTCTAAGTATGTTGCGTAAAGATGTATATGGCGATTATGAACCGCCTCATCTTTATGAAGTCGTAAAGAAAAACATTGCAGTTGGATTATACACTCCAGAACTTCTCGAATGGTATAGTGAGGAAGACTGGAACAAAATGAACGACATGATCGATCACGAAAAGGACGAGCAGTATTCCTATGCAGCCATTGAACAACTAATTGAAAAATATCTAGTTAAGAATCGTTCAACTAAACAGACCTACGAAACACCACAAGTTCGTTACATGGTCGCTGCTGCAACCGTATTCCATAAAGAAGAACCAAACGCTGCTCGTATGCGTTATATCAAGGAGTATTATAATGCGGCATCAGACGGACTTTTTACTCTTGCTACTCCTGTGCTCGCTGGCCTGGGCACTCCTACTAAGCAATTCTCTTCCTGCGTTCTTATTAGGTCTGACGACGATCTGGATTCTATATTTGCTAGCGGAGAAATGATGGCCAAGTATGCCAGCAAACGTGCAGGCATTGGTTTAGAAATTGGACGACTACGACCTTTAGGTGCTCCTATCAGGGGCGGGGAGATCATGCATACAGGTATGATCCCATTCCTGAAAAAGTGGTTCGGCGATTTACGCTCATGCTCACAGGGAGGTATCCGTAATGCAAGTGCTACCGTATTTTATCCTATTTGGCATCATCAGTTTGATGATCTTATTGTACTTAAAAACAATCAAGGAACCGAAGAAACCCGTGTCCGTCATATGGATTATGGGGTTGTGCTTAGTAGTTTCTTCTGGAGGCGATTTAAAAACAGAGAAGACATAACCTTCTTTGATCCAAATGAAGTACCTGACTTGTATGAAGCATTCTATAAAGATACTGCTTTATTTGAAGAACTCTATGTCAAGTACGAAAAGCGCAAGGACCTAAGAAAAAAGGTCATGAACGCTGAAGATGTTTTCAAGGGTGGTATACTGAAGGAACGCACAGACACGGGTCGAATATATCTCGTATTCATTGATAATGTAATGAACCAAGGACCTTTTGATCCCGAATACCATACGATTTATCAAAGTAACTTGTGCTGTGAGATCCTATTACCCACACGTCCATTTAAGCGATTAGACGACGATAGTGGCCGCATAGCGTTGTGTACACTGGGATCTATCAACTGGGGAGCGTTTCGGAACCCAGAGGATATGCGTAGAGCCTGTAGGATTCTACAGCGTAGCCTGTGTAACATCCTTGATTACCAAGACTTCTTGTCAATACAAAGCAAGTTAAGTAATGACGAGATTCAACCCTTAGGTATTGGTATTACTAATCTTGCTTATTGGCATGCAAAGAGGGGAATGAAATATGGCGACAAAGAAGCACTGGCAGAAGTTAAAAGTTGGATGGAGCATCAAGCCTTTTACCTTACAGAAGCCACGGTCGACCTTGCAAAAGAAAGAGGACCTTGTAAAGACTCAGACAAGACTAGATATGGACAAGGAATCTTCCCCTGGGAAAGAAGAGCCCAAGGAGTAAATGAATTAACTAATTTTGCTCCCGAGATAGATTGGGAACCGTTGCGCAAAGACATGATACAATATGGAGTAAGAAATGCAACACTTATGGCAGTTGCTCCTGTCGAATCTAGTTCTGTAGTTATTAATTCTACGAACGGCATCGAAATGCCCATGTCATTGATTAGCACTAAAGAATCAAAAGCAGGTAGCTTTACACAGGTTGTTCCCGAATACAATAGATTAAAAAACAAATATGAATTGATGTGGGAACAAACAGATTGTATAGGTTATATCAAAACTGCGGCAGTATTAGCAGCCTATGTTGATCAAAGTATTTCAACAAATACATTTTACAATCCGGCGCATTTCGCTGATCGTAAAGTACCAACTACATTGATTGCTAAGAACTTGATGCAAGCACACATGTGGGGATTAAAGACATTCTATTATAGTTTGATCAACAAAGCAGGCAGTAAACAACAGGCGGAACTAACTCCTGAAGTACATTATAACGGTTTTCATAACGAAAGAGAAGTTATCGAAGACGATTCGGATTGCGAGTCTTGTAAGTTATGACATTTAGTTTTATAAGAAATGTACTAAAGGAAGGAAAAGAACATAAATTAGAAATCCTTCCTTTGCCCTACGACCATAACGAATTGGCACCATCAATATCAGAAGATACCATAAACTATCACTACGGTAAATTAGCAAAGACCTATGCCGAAAGATATAACAACGGAGAAGGTGATGCAACCTTCAACGAAGCAGGAGTTTTCTTACACAATATTTTATTTCAACAATATCAATCACCAAAAAGTTCAAATAAGCCGGTTGGAAAGATATTAGAAGTTATAGAAGAACGTTATAAAAGTTTTGACAATTTCAAAGAAGAATTTGCCAAAGTAGCAATGAGTGTACAAGGCAGTGGTTGGGTTTATCTAGCAAAAGATAGTACAATTAAAACTATTGCCAATCATACTATTAAGAAAGACATCGTATTGTTAATTGACTGGTGGGAACATGCTTGGGCACTAGATTATCAACATGATAAGAAAAAGTATTTAGAGAACCAATGGAAAATTATTAACTGGGAACATATTAATGTTAGAAACTATCTGTGATATACTGGTAGATGCTTACAAGCGCAATTGGATTACTAGCCGTGATGGCAATGTAAGCATTCGCCATCACGACCGTGACCATTTTTATATCACACCCAGTGGTGTTCGCAAACAGACTCTACAGCCTGATCAGTTTAAAAAGATCAGTATCCACGGACTCCTGTGGCAAGAAGACCATTACACTGACATCAGTGCTAACCTACGACCCAGTGGAGAGATTCCTTTACACTTTGGCCTACAACGATGCATGGGACAGCATAGTAATGAAGTTAGAGTTGTAGTTCATGTTCATCCAACTTACTGCATTGCAGCCATGCATGCCGGTATCGACCTTAGCACTATTAGTGATGCATTTCCAGAACTCAATAGATACACCAAGGTTGCGCCCAACGTAGGTGATGTTCCTCCTATCAGTCAAGAACTTGCAGATCGATGCTTTGAAAATCTAAAGTTAGATGATTATGGTAATATTGCCTACGATATTGTAGGTATTAAAGGACATGGAGTAGTAGCTATTGACACTAGCCCATGGCGTGCCTATGAGCACATAGAAAGATTAGAACATATTTGCAAGATAGTACTTGCATCAGGGAATTACAAATGAGCAAACAACAATATAATTTACACACAAAGACAGACTATCTTCATCGTAAGATGTTCCTTGATCCATCAGGGCCTGTTACCATTCAACGATTTGAAGAAGTCAAATATAATAAGATTGCTAACTTTGAAACAACTGCACGTGGTTTCTTTTGGGTACCGGAAGAAATTTCATTGACCAAAGACGCTCAAGATTTTAAAGATGCTAGCGATGCAGTTAAGCATATCTTTACTAGCAATCTGCTAAGACAAACAGCATTGGATAGTTTGCAAGGTCGAGCCCCAAGTCAAGTATTCACTCCAGTAGTATCATTACCTGAACTAGAGGCGTTGATCTACAACTGGAGCTTCTTTGAAACAAACATCCATAGTCGAAGCTATAGTCATATCATTCGTAACATTTACAATGTGCCTAAAGATGTATTCAACACCATTCACGATACGAAAGAGATTGTTGACATGGCGTCGAGTGTTGGAGAGTATTACGATAAGTTACACGTTATTAATTGTCGTAAAGAACTAGGCGAAAAGATCACTGAAGAAGAACATGTTAAAGCAATCTACTTGGCATTACATGCATCATATGCCTTAGAAGCATTCCGCTTTATGGTATCGTTTGCTACAAGTCTTGCCATGGTAGAGAACAAGATCTTTATTGGTAATGGCAACATTATCAGTCTAATTCTACAAGACGAGCTGCTACACAAAGGTTGGACAGCTTTCCTAATCAATCAAGTTGTTAAAGAAGATCCACGCTTTGCACAAGCAGCTCAAGAATGCCAAGAAGAAGTCATTCGTCTTTATAGAGATGTCATTGGGGAAGAAAAAGGATGGGCAGATTATCTATTCAAGAAAGGGCCGGTTATTGGACTTAACGCTAACATTCTAAAAGACTTTGTAGACTATACTGCTGCGGATGCTCTTAAACAGATTGGAATTAAGTATTGGAACCCTGCTCCAAAGACCACACCCATTCCCTGGTTTAATAAACATAGTGATACAAGTAAAAAACAAACCGCTTTGCAAGAAAGTGAAAGCACAAATTACGTTATTGGAGTCATGGGAGAAAATATCAACTATGACGAATTACCAGCTATATAATAGATTAAAGAAAGGAAACACATGAAAGCAATAGTTTGGAGCAAATATAATTGTTCATTTTGTGATCAAGCAAAAGCTCTTTTACAACAACAAAACATTCCGTTTGAAGAACGTAAAATTGGTGACGGTTGGACCAAAGAAGAGTTATTAGAAGCTGTGCCATCTGCACGTAGCGTTCCACAAATTTTCCTAGATGATACTCTAGTTGGTGGATTTACAGAATTAAAGAAATATCTAAACGAGGTTAAAAATGATAATTGATAAAGGCGTTGCATCGGGAGAAGTTATTACGTTAAAGTTAACTAGCGGAGAAGAAATTATTGCCAAGTTAGTTGAAGAAACTCCTAAAGGATATAAAATTTCAAAACCTCTGGTTCTTTCTATGAGTCAGCAAGGTATTGGAATGATGCCTTATATTTTTACAGCTAATGTTGATAAAGATATTCTTATTAATTACGGCGCTGTAGCAGTGGTTACTACTACTGAACAACAATTTGCTAACCAGTATACTCAAGGTACAACCGGTATAGCAATGGCTTAATTCTATGGCGTTAACTACATTTAAATCTCCGCTAACTGGTGGTGGCGGCGGCACTTATTTTACTAATCTAGTTGCGACAATACCTGAAGATTCAAAATGTAATATACATATTTGTAATTTAGGAAATCAAGCCAACGAATTTAGTTTAATAATTTCTGAAGAAACGGATATAGAAACTATTCCAACCAATGATTATATAATTTTTGAATATGAATTAGCAAATAATGATGTTCTTAGAATAACCGATATAAATGTAAAAGCTAACGAAATTATATATATAAAAATGGCAGGAACAACAGCAGTAGCCAGAGTAGAATTAGAACCAACTGATAATATTTTTAAATGGGGAATAACAACCCCCGAACTATATAAAAAAGCAGATATAATAACTGATTCTATATGTAATATATATGTATGTAACTGGTCTGCTGAAAATTTGAATTTTGAATTATTTGTATCGTCTGTAGTAGTAACTGATCTTAATGATTTACGCCTAGATAGCTCTGCCATTTTCAATGAATTTCAATTAGCTGTAAACGAAACACTAGTTCTTAACGATATAAAAATAAAAGCAGGAGAGAAAGTATATCTGTATTCAACGTCGGGGTTAAATGCAGTTAGGGTTGATGGAAAAGGAATAATATAATGACGATTACAATAATAGGATCGGTTCGAACAACAACACCGGTAGTAGTAGATCCTACTTCTCCAGGATATACAGGTAATTATAACTATAGCAGCATTTATACAAATATATACAATGCTTTAATTAATATTGAATCAGAATTATCAACGATTGATGCTTCGTTAGCCACTATGGCGTTGAATTCGACAGCCGTAAAAAATGACATTTCTACCTTAACACAAAATTCTACCCAAATTAAAACATTCACTGAGAAAATTTCTCAAGCTCTAATAGATATCGAATCCCACCAAAAAATTGTAAAAGACCTAGCAAACGGTCCTGGTATACATATGATCAGTCCCTATGAAGCTTTCAGCTTTGTTACTAGTTATAGAAGTTTAATAGAAGAGGGTAGGATTTTAAAATGGAGAGATTTAGATCCAACCGACAAAGATGTTTCTAAAGCTCTTAATGATCTTGAAAGATATATTGAAAAAATTCGAAATAATGTTCCGAGGGCATTCTAATGCCAGGAGTAACACGTCTAGGCATCGACAACGCAGGCGGATCGATAGTTGGAGATTTAGCACCAACGGTCTTTGTTAACAATGTTCCTATTGTAGTCAAAGGAGCAGAAGTTGAACCACACGGTCGTGGACCGCATCGAAGTCCAGTAATGGATGCTTCGAGCTCAACCGTGTATGCTAATAATATTTTAATTTGTAGGGAAGGAGATGCAGCAACTTGTGGACATCCCGCAACCGGTAGCGGCGACGTTATTTCAGACAACATTATTCCTACAGCCTTTGTAGTACCTTCAGTTTCAGTTCCCGCAAGTGTACAAGCAAAGATAGATACTCAAACAAATAATTATGTTGCTAGACCCAACAATTATAAAGTTGAATCTAACAATCAGGTAAAAAGAAATTATCCAGGCACCCCGGAACAACCGGGGAGTGTGGGAGCAAGTTTAATTGATACCAGTCCATCTACAGCAGTAGCCGCTGATATCCCTGGATTCCTAACGCAGATACTTTCAGAAGCTGCAAACGGACAATGGGAAGAAACAGGCATGGGTGGAAAACCTAGTAATCCTAACATTACAGGTATTTGGCGAGAGCTAGGATATCCTGCTAATGGAGCATGGACAACAGATCAAACCGCCTGGTGTATG